GAGGCGGAAAAGTCTCTACGTCGCTCCACCTGCGAGCTTTCGGCCAATGCTTCGCAAGAATCGAAGATGCGTAAGGGTCTTTTTCTACCTGCCACTTGCAGACCATTCCGGCCCGCTCAAAACCGAGATCAAAGCCGCCGATGCCTGCAAAAAGAGAACCGAAAGTCAGCGGCTTTTTTCCATGCCCCGAGCCTACGCGCGGAGTCAATTCCTGAAATGCCCCGAATCGTGCCGAGTTGCGCTAGGTTGTGGGTGTACGGCAACTCAGCCCGGCATCTGCGTTGGCGGCAGCACTACGAGATAGGCCGCCTCGTCGATCTCTTCAACGTCACCGCTGCCCAGCAATTGCGGCAGCATATGAGACGGCAAGACGTAATCGCAGTAGTCGGCAGAAACGGCAAGATACACCCGCCCCGCTGCGTCAGAGGGTAGCTCATCGGCTGGCGGTATCGCCGTCTCGGTCTTCGTCTCGGCGTTGGGGTATCCCCATGCCGCATTGAGCGTTGCCCTGGCGGCTTCGTACACAGAAGGCGAGGAGCGAAAATATCGCATCATGGCGTTGCCCATTTCCTTCGTAGATAGGCGGCCACTTGGGCTCGCTCGCCGCTGGAAAGGGCTCTGCTGTACGAAATGACCTCTCCGATCTGACCGGCAAACCAACCGCCGGTGTTGGTTGTGTTGCCTGGGCTGGGCGGTATAGCCGCACCTATGCCAAACGTATGAAAAGACGTATTCAGCGCCACGCCGCTGTATGTTGCTGGCGTTCCGTTATTTATCGCGTTGCTGATTACCGTGCCCGAGTAAACAGACGAGAAAATGTCCCACCTTCCAAGAGGAGCGGAGTCAACCGACGCGCGAAAGGAGCCTTGACGCCACGAAACAACCTGTGCGGTATCAAGGTATCGCAGCAACGGAATGTAATGTCCCGAGATTGAAAAGTCCGCGTTTGCCGTACCCGTTGCCGTGCCGTTAGTGGTGGTTGTCTGCGTGAATATTCTGCCGTATCCGTTTGTGGCGCTCATCGACACAACCGCAAACGTCGTTTGTGCCGTCAGCGTTACCGGCCACGCGCCACGCAGGAATTGCGTAGCCCCATCAAAGGAGACTACGCGCAGGCTGTTTCTCGTTGCGGAATAGGTGGGCTGGTTTGCTGCGGTCGCTTGGTTCGCGTGCCGAGCGTTTCCGCTCAAGTCTTGCCAGGAGGAAACCGTGCTGCCGTTGAGCGTGACGCTGCTTTGCACGCTGGCGTCCCACCATCCCTCAAGGTTTGCCAGAGAGCGCGGCGTGAACGACTGCCGGAAGTATCCGATCTTGCCTGCAAGCATTAGTGATTCTGACTCGCGGTGCCGAACCAACTGGTGCCATTGCTGACGAATACAAGGATGTCCACCTTGCTGCTCGTAGCCGTGATCGTCGGCGCGGTGCCGCCAGCCCACAACACGCCGGTAAACGTCGCGGTGAACGTCCCGCCCTGCGTCAAAATCAGCGTGATCGAAGCCCCAGCGGTTGCGGCTGGCATCGTGAACGTGCAATTGCCAGAGAGCGTCACGGTCTGGACGCTGCCGGTGGTCAGGGCCAGCGTCGTAGAGGTGCCGCTGTTGCCCACCGTGGCGGTCTGCTCCAAGACGATGGGGAGGCGGGCGAGGGCCAGACTCCCGCTTCCGATCTGCGAGGCGGGGAGGCTGGGGATGCGGGCAACGTCGAACTGGCCCTCCGTCACCTGACTTGCGCTATGCGTATGAGAGACGCCGCTTTTGCCATCCAGCGCCGTCTGCAAGCCGGTCACGTCGCTGATTGCATGGCTGTGCGAGGCAGCCGCATACGAGCCGCTCGCCTGCTTTCCATCCAGGGCAGTCTGGAGCCCCGTAACGTCCGCGATAGCGTGGCCGTGGCTGGCGGCAGCCTTGCCATCCAGAGCCGTCTGGAGGCCCGTCACATCGCTGATGCCGTGGGTGTGAACGGCCGCAGCGTAGGAGCCCGCCGCTTGCTTCCCATCCAAGGCGGTTTGAAGCCCGGTCACGTCCGAGATCGAGTGGCCGTGCGTCGCGGCAGCGTAGCTACCGGCCGCCTGCTTGCCATCCAAAGCGGTCTGCAAGCCCGTTACGTCGCCGATGGCGTGGCTATGGGCAGACGGTGGGAACGTGCTCGGCTTCCCGGTCAGCCCTTCCCAGGTCGTGACGATCGGCGGCAGTTGCGATTCCGGCACCTTGCCGCCGACGAGCGTGGCATAGGAGCCAGACGCCTGCTTGCCGTCGAGAGCGGCTTGCAATCCGCTGACATCGGCAATCGTGTGGCCGTGAGCGGATGGCGGAAACGTCGATGGGACGTTGGTCAACTGCGTGTAGTTGGTGGCACCAGGAGCCCCCGCCGGGCCAACCGGCCCCTGCGGGCCGGCGACGCCGTTGGCAGCGAAATACGCCCCGATCTGCTGGACGCTCGTTCGCTTCGTGGCGCTGTTGCTGCTCACGATGAGCAGGTCGGTCCCTGCAACGGTCGTGACTGCGGGCAATTCGCTGACGCGCTTCTGGAGTGCCATGTGGTCCCTTAGTCGACTGCCAGCGGAATAACGATTTCGTCGCCCTGCTCGGTCACGAGGAAGGTGATGTCGCGGTCGATCTGCTTCGTGTGAATGCGGAGGATCGTTTGGAACGCATCGGCGTAGTGGAAGATCGGCACACCACGCGGGGCCGTGACTTCGTACAACGTCGCCACGCCGTCAAGCGTCTCGAAGATCACGTCGCCACGCCTCGGCTCGCCGTAGGGAAGCTCGTCCGTCTTCACGAGGTAGTCGCGGCTCTCCCAGGCTTCGATCACGCCGTTTTGTCCTTGAGCCTCAAACGTCGAGCGGCTGATCGAGGCGGTCATCTGGGCCGTATTGTTTCCCCGCCGATAGGCACAGAGCGTCCCCGCCGACTGCTTGAGTTGGTTGGCGAGCCACGCTGAACCGGAGCGGAGAAGGTCGGCCATTGGGTTTCCTCAAGACAGCCACCGCCGCAACGCCCCGGCGGCGCGCTGGAGGTGATAGCGCACCTGCCGGGGGTTGCGGTGTGGACTCGCGTGCTCAACCGATGTTGATGAGCACCTGGACGCTCGCGTCGCCAGACGCAGCCGCCTTCGCAGCCTTGCCAGCACGCTTGTTGTTGGTCGCGGTCGTCGTGATGTTGCCGGCCGTGGCGTCCCAGTAAACGAGAGCACCCTGACCGATCGCACCCGTCGCCTTCGGCATCGACCAGACGCCTTCGACAGAAACCGCACCGAGAGCGTTGGCAGCGATGGCACGGGGAGCCACGCACACCAGGTCGTTGAGCACGACCACGCCACCGGCCGCAACAGCGGAGGAAGGCGTGTGGTCGATCAGGCAGTCGCCTTGAACGTAATCAGCCATTTGGATCACCTGCTTTCTGAGGAATGGGTTTGGTTGAATCATGCCGCCGGGCGGGAGTTGGCCCCCGCCCGGCGGTCACGGTTTGTCAGACTAGGTCGCGTCGCCCTTCACGGAGGCGAGGTACTCGGCCTTGGCGACGCCAAAGTCGAAGTAGCCACGCATCTGCACGCCGAGCGTGTTGAAGTCGGCTTCCGCCGTCTCCACCACCGGGCTCTGCACGCCGTTGAGGAACGCCACTTCCATCGCCGGCAGGTCAGCCGGGTTGGCGACGAGGTAGTAATCCTCGGCGCTCGTCAGGTACGAGGTCGAAACGACCTGGTAGCGACCGGCGAGCACGTTCACGTTGGGACCAGCGGACGAACCGCCGACGAGCAGGGCCGAGCCCATGATCTCGGCAGCCGCGATCTCAAGGTCCGCCGGCACGAGCAGGACGCGGGGATCAACCGCGACCGGGTTGCCGTCAGGATCCTTGAGCTTGCGGAACCGGGTCGCGAGCTTCTTCAGGTTGGCGAGCGAGAGCGCGCCAGCCGTCGACTCCAGGTTGCCCCTGCCCGACGTGTACCACGAGCCGTGGCCAGCCTGGAACTCAGTCCAGAAGGCGTCGTTGAGGGCGAGAGCGCCACCACGACCGATCCGCTGCGGGACAGCGGTCAGCGCACCGAGGTCATCGTTGATGAGGTCGGTGCGGGTCACGCTCGTCATGATCCCGTAGGTGTCGGCCGAGATCGTGCGGCTCTCGTCGCTCGCAGCGGCGTTCTTGAGCTCGCCACCGTTGGCGACCTTCTCGAACTTCATGCCGCCGTTGAGCCGGTACGAGGTCATCGTCTTGAAGTCGTTGACCGAACGCACCGAAGAGACCGAACGCCACGAGCTCTCGACGCCGTTGAAGCCGGCGAGGAGGAACTTGTTGACGGTCGACGACAGGATGCCGGCGATCGAGTGGGTCGCCCACGCGGCCTGCATGATGGGACGCAGCGTCGAGGCGGTCAGGCGGCGCGGGCCGTCGTAACCGTTGGCCTCGGCCGCAGCGACCAGCACTTCGCCGAGGCTCGTCGACCGCTGCACCTTGGCAGCCGCTTCGAGGGTCTTGGCGTCGTAGTGCTTTTCGATCTGCGGGAGGCCGCCTTGAAGGGCGAAGGACGCTTCGATCACGGCCGCCTGGTTCTCAGGAGCCTTGGAGACGTGAACGGCCGGAGCCGCCGGACGCTCGTCGCGGGTAGCGGTGAGCTTTTCCATGTTGGAAACCTTCTGGGTAAGGGCTTCGATCTGTGCCTTGAGCTCGTCGCTCGAACCGGCTTCGACCTTGGGGGCTTCCACGGCGACGCTCGCCGGGGCTTCCACCGCAGCAGCCACGACGGGCTCCTCGATGGGCGTTTCGCTGGCGTCGTGCGCCATAGAAGACTCCTCTGCCACCTCTTCGGCGGCGATTGAGACAGCCGTGCTGCGATCCGCTCCGAGCGTCACGAAGGACGTTTCCCGAAGCGTCGAAGCACGGACGATGCGAACAGGCCCAACGTGGGACTGCCCGTTTGCGGTGGTGGCTTGGTCTTCGCCGAACTTCAGATGCCGACCGACATCGGCACCGACGCTGGCCTGCCACTGGTAGCCACGCTCGGCGAGGGCGAGCACTTGGCGAGCGTTTTCGCTATCGGCGAGGATCTCGCCTTCGACGATGAGCTCGTTCCCCTGCACGCTCGGCACGCCTTGCCCGAGGATCGACCCGAGGGCGTAGTCGTGGCCGATGACAATCGGGATCGTGCTCGGCAGCGACATCCCGGCAAGGTCGATCACGACCGGCTCGCGGCTCCACCCCTGCCGAATCGGCGCGCCGGTGTAGGCCACGATGCGGAACTTCTTCGGCCCCGGCGCGGACTCGCCGTCAGCCGCCTGGAGAAACGTCACCTGAGTATCGAGCTTGATGCTGCTCATAGGAACTCCACGAGGTCGAATGTGTCGTCGAGGTCGTCGTATTCGTTCATGCGTCGGCCCCC